TTGGTCACCGAGGCGCTCACCTTCCTAGTTGAGAAGGCGCTGCCAGCCTTCTCAGAACTGCTTGAGACGCTTGGACCAATTGTCAATGACCTTGTGACCAAGTACGTCGGTCCGCTGATTGACTCGGTGGCTGAACTGTTCTCAATGTTTGAGGGCAGCGAAGGCTCAATCTCAATCCTTGAACTTGCGCTGCTACCCCTGCAGGTCGCGCTGACCGCCATCAAGGTTGTCATTGACGCAATCATCTGGGGACTCAAGCAACTTGGATTCATTAGCAATGTAGACATTGCCGCAGAGCAGGCTGGTCAAAACGCCTTCCGCGCAGGGGAGCGCGGTTCAATGTCATTCGCAGGCGCAAGGGCAGGCTCAAGCGAGGGCGTGGTCGTAAGAAACAACATCACCTTCGGCAACGATGCGACTTCATTCGTGAACACAAAGATTGGCGGGCAGACG